AGATAGTCTTCTTGCTGGGAGTGTGAGCTAGTCATGCCTGCGGATGTGTCTCGCTTCAGGACAAATGTGTCGGGGTTGCCGTAGTTATCCAAGCCGTTGTAGCGCGGTCCTTGCTGCTCTCATGCATACTGTGCGTGGGCAAGCCCCCCTGCATCAGGAATAGGGCGAGGAAGACGCCCGCCGCGAGAAATGTGTGTCATACTGTTTTCATGTTCTCTGTCACTCCTTTGATCTGATAAGGGGTAATCCTTTTTATAAGCGCGCAAATAGTTTTGGAAAATTTCTCATTTAGTTTTGGAAAAATAAAGCGTGTTTTCCACAGCCCCAAAAGAACAAATTTTTCATAAAAATAACGGCTTAAAATCTAGGATTTTCCTGTTTTTTGAGCCGTTATTTTATTTCTCTTAAAGGCTTTTTGAAGCCTTTTTGTTTTCTTGCGAAAGCGCTTGCCGAACTTCTTCTGGGGTAAACCCGAGCCGGATCATATCACTGGACGGGTCTGTGCGCAACTCATACTGGTGAGTAGATGTCTTTTCTTTCCCGTTATCATTTACAGTAAAAGTTTCGACTCTATGCGTCGCATCTGTCACTCCATCTGCCGCGTCAATCTCGCCAATATCGATCCATACCTTACTCTCGTCAAGTATTGACTGCCAATACGGCCGCCAAACCTCCTCCGGGAAATTATCCCGCATATAGAGATAATCATACTTGCTATTCATGTGTTTTGCCGATTCCTGCATAATAACCTCCTAGGAAAACGATAGCCAGCGACCTACAAATTTCAGCGTTGTCGCAAAAGGAAACTCACCCTTGCACGCCTCGGCCTGTCTCTGCAAAAGCGTTGATCCGCTAAATGTACAGCAACGCTTATGATCCATCTCGATGCGCAGCATAATACAGTTAGGGTTATTCTCTCGAGGATGCTTGCTGGTTCTGATTTCATATCCATATACTATAATCTCTTTGCCAACGACTCTTGATATAGGGATACTCTCCAGAAACGCATTAGCTTTTGCAATTTCGCTGAACTTCTTCACTCATAATCTCCTTTTCCAGCTCAGATAGCTGCATTGCGAGTTGCAGATTATGTGTATTTGCCCATTTCATCCACCCCCATACACTTGCAATCTTTGACAGGGCTTGTTCGGTGCTAATCAATCCGTGTCGCAACTGGTACATGATCGCTTTGATATTTTTGCGCTGACGTTTCGCCGTGCTTTTCCGGATTAAAATATAACCTTGCGGAAAATGCCGATAGCCAAGAAAATCAACTCCTCGCGTTACAGGGAACAAATCAGACTTACTCAGCTTGAGGTATAGAGCATCTTCCACGAACGTCCGGATATGGCACTTTATTTCGTTCAGAGATTTTTTGTCATCGCCAAACAGTAAAAAATCATCACAATATCTTAAATAAGCTTTTACGCGATATTTGTGCTTGATTACGGTATCTAACTCATTTAGATAGAGATTCCCGAACCATTGTGATAAGTAATTTCCGATCGGCGTATTCTTGCCGCACAACCCGGATAATGTCCGCAATGTCTCCACGAAAAACCATGTATCAAAAACTGAGTCCCGGCTAGACATGAGCACGCACAACATAGCAAAGTTTATCGGTCGGTTGATGCTGTCGATGATTTCATCCAGCAATGCAAGTGTTTCCTTGCACTTTATTTTTCGGCGAATAACGCTTTTCAGCCTTGTATGTGGTATAGAATAAAAGAATTTCGATATATCGCATTTCAAGACATATTTATATCGCCTCACATACTGCATACATAGAGCAGATGCCCTATGTTGTCCTTTGCCTTTTCGACAGGAATAACTTTGATATAAAAATCGCTTATCCCAAATATCCTCAAGCACCAAAAGGATCGCGTGTTGAACGATGCAATCCGGAAAATACGGCAGCATGTATATCGTCCGTTCTTTCGGCTCATATACAATTTTAGTCCGATAATCAGATACTCTATATGTATGATTTTTGAGTGCAGTGTGAAGAAGTTCGATACATTCTTCCAGATGCTCGTCCACATATCGGACAGCCGCTTTACTTGTTTTCCCTTTTCGTGCTCGTTGATGTGCTTTCACCAAATTCTCTTGATCAATGATTTTTTGATATAAATAACCAAAGCGTTTCATGGATAATGGCGGCAATATTCGCCGATCCAACAGGCTACTAGCTGCCGCCTCCTCCCCGTTGTGTATTTTGCCGTATTGGCATGGCCTATATGTTCAGCTGTGGGTTGGCTCAGACCTCCACATATCAGACGCGGCACGCGCCGCGCAATACGGATATAGAGCGCCCACAACCGCGCTAGTCACCCAACGGGGCGAGCAAGAGCCGCCACCACCCCAATAACCGGACACGAGAGCGCGGTAATACCCGTTGGTAGTCCAGCAACTTTCTCGCCCCCATGTCCATACAACACCCGATCCATCTTCGACACCGAAATAAGATACAATGCGTGTGTCGCTCGTGTTTACGTGACCGCCCGTTGTTACAGGATCGGTAGCACCTTTGATCGCAAGGCCTGTCGGTGTTCCAAATCCCGCAGCCGTGAGGGCATCATTGTTCGGCAGGTGTTGCGACTGTTTCGCCAGCGTCTCGATAAAATCAAAATCGCTCCATGTCGGCGCGCTGGTGCCGTCAGCGATTGTGCCGCCGTACTTTGTCACAAGTTTTCGATCGGTCGCCGTCCCAGCGCTTGAAAGAAAATAGATTCCGATCCAACCGTGTCCCGGTATCCATGTCATTCCTTCCGGGGCTCCGCTCGGTCGATGTTTCACGTCCCACACAGAAAACGGAATAATTTCGCCTTTTTTCCAGTTGCGCAGCCAATGATCCGCCGCCGGAACGCCGACATCCATGCACTCGCAGTGAAAACCTCCAATCTTGCGGCTGTTCTCAGCCGTATAGCGGAGTGGCACCGTCGAATTTGCAGACACCATCAAAACAGGAGTAACACCCTCGGCTGGTTGGCATGCGTAAATATAGAAATCACGTCCGCCACGATTTTCTGCGACAGTAAAATCATACTCACAAACCCAGACGACATTACCATCGTTATAAGTCTGTCCCAACGTCTTCGGGAACTCCGGCTGCAAAGACGAGCTTTTCCCGCTCGTCACACAACGATAATAATAGCCCGTCTTTGTCTCACTCGGATATACAACATCATCACGCGCGTAATCATGCTCCGGCTGCCATTTTGTCGCCTTGCTGTCAAATGCAGAATCAAGCGATATATCAAGCATTTTCTGTTCTTCGAGCAAGAATCCACGTTTCCCAATGTTCAGCCATAGACGATTAGGTGTCGCGATAACTGTCTTATTGTAAAAATAAAACGGAACATCCCTCTCATAGTATGCGGGCGCATTCACTCCGGCCGTGATATTCTGTTCAAGGCTTTTTGCGAGACTGCTATCAAGCTGCGCCGTTCCGACAGCGCCATCAGCAATGACCTTACTGGTCACGGATTTAAGCGCCATCTTCTTCGTCGTAACCGCTCCATCTTCAATGCCATCGGTAGGAATTTGCTTGCCGACTCCGTCGCTGTGGTCATGCTCGTTGATCATTTCGATCGCAGGGCCCGGTTTCGTTTCTTGTGTTAGTTTCGCCATGTCTAGTACCCCCTAATAACCGCCTTTTGTAGCAGGCCAGAAATCATATTACCCTCTGCATTCAAGATGCACATATCAACATATTCGTTAGTTTGCTCAATAATATTGCTGATTGCTTGCTGTCCATTCTCGTCCTGCGTGTACAGCGCCACCGATCGGACTTCCGCAAACTTCCGCTTGTATCGGATGCGTTTGCGTTCCGGTTTTAGAGGGATCTTCTCGATAATCTCCTCAATATCCGGAACATCAATCGTGACGCTTACACTGCGGACACCAACCGTGCCAATGCCGTCGACACTGCGCGGCAAGACTGCAATTTCGACGTAACGCCCCGTAAATTGAGCCTCTGATATATTTTTCCATGTTCCGTATATCACATTATCAAGGCTCGTGCGGTATCGTATTTCTACATATCCTGTGCCTCGGGTCTCATAGTCCACAACAACACCGCTAAAGAGTTGTTTCGCATATTCCGGCTGCATCGGTGTCAGGTGTACGCCGAAAATATCCGCAAAGTGCGTAAAATCAGCTAGTTTTTCGACGCTTAGGATGTGGATCGTCCCATCAGCCCGCACATAATAACAAGAAGAATCAATGATGTTCTCGCCAAGGTCAATCACAGGAAGTAGGATTTCCGCATCTCCGTAGACAAAAACAGTGCCGCCAAAGATGTCTGAGAACCGCGCATACTCGCCGAGTCTTTGTATCTCCTCGATCCAATATCGCCCGTCAGATGCATGCCATAAATGTTGTTTTTCACATTCCGATAAATCCGCCTTTCGTTCATACAGGATATTCTTACGCGGCAGATCGACAACGCTCACGATCGCGCGTCCGGCCTTTTTTGAGTAATTTCCGCGCCCGTCGATTGCCTTGAGCCAAAAAGTAAGTGTGCCTTCGCCCGGTGCACGAAATGTGTAGATATTGCTTGCAAAGCGATCGACAAGCGTCCCAGTCTCCCAGCTTGCGCCGTATCGAAGCTCGTATTTATAATAGATGTTGCTCGTACTGTTGATGCTCATTGCAAGTGTCGCGGTCAAACTCTCTCCGTTTTGTGCAACGGTAAACTCCGGCTGCTCAATCGCATCCGCCCCGCGAATAGTGAAAATATACGGCTCAACGTCCGCAAGGCTCTGTTCCGCATTGCCGAAGATGTTAAATGACGTGAATTTGAGATAGAAACGTTTCCCAATATCTTCTGCGCGGTATTTGTACCGCACAACTGCATCATCAACACGGACAAACTTACTGTCGATTGGATGTGCCTTGATCTCTGTTCCGTATACGCCGCGGCGCAGGTTGGTCAGCTTATATTGATAGGGGGCAATTAGTTCTGCATTTTGGTAGGCAATCAGCTCGCCATCGACCCAGCACAGAGTATTATGATTGTCCGCGTCCTCCTCTGTCGCAGTCAGAAGCTCTGCGCTGCTCATTGATACATCAACCACAAGCGCGTTATTGGTATCGTGACTATATCCGTGCCGGAGTGGCTCCAGTAAAAACCCGTGCCGCGCAGGCTGCTCGATCGTACCGATGCGCTTGTAGGTGTTCCCATCATAGCTTGCCCAGATATTTGCGCCGCTCCACGTATTCTTTTTCCCGGACGCAGCCATGCAGATCGTCATTGCCTCCGCAACTTGCGGCGGAGGCTCAAACAGAACAGGCGGGTTAATATCAGGCGGGGCAGAGTTATAATCCATCTTCGGTCGCTGTGCCGCCTGCGTTGTGTAGGCCGTCGGGCTATTGATACCGTCCGGACAATCCTCTGCGGTGATTTTAAGGTTGAGTTCCTCGTCTTCCTCGATCGTAAGGATGCGCACAGGATGACGGTCAAGCCCTAGAATTTCGTCGGTAAGTGTTACTACATCCATCGGGTCAAGGAGACAATGCCGCCACGAAAGCGTAAATTCGTACTGTGCAGCAATGTACAGTTTGCGTTGGAGGATTGCCTGTGCCGCGAATGTCGCAACATCCGGCTCCGTGATAAAGTGCATCTCGATACTGTCGGCTGTGCGGATGCCGCGTTGACTGATGTCTGCATCGTCCGTCGCCTTAATCGGCTCGACATTGTAATCATTCTTGCGGTTGAGTATCTCGACGGGTTGCACGTTGTAGCGGTCGGTCGTTAGATTCGGTTTGATCGTGATCGGCGTCTCACCCTCGGTGTAGACGAGATCATCGTGTGTGATGTCGTAGAGCGGCGCTTTTGGAGGAATGTAGGTTGCGCCGTTTGCTGTCTGCTCTGCGAGACCATAGGGCACAATCTTGAGTTTTCCCTGCGACCATACGGGCGCAGCGTTCGCCGCCTCAAGGAGTGCGGCAATGAGTTCATGTGCCTCCTTCTGACTGTCATAGGCAGGCGAAAAATATACACCGTTGACAATACAGTAATCCTCGAACTGCGCTGTATCTGCAAGATATTTTGCCGGAAAACCAACGCCAATCTGCACATCA